AGGCCCGGAGCAATCCAAATAAATGCCATTATCTCAACCTCTCCAAGACAGTTTCTAATGTTTGCACACCCTGTATACCAATAATAAAAAATGAAATAACTATATCATATTCCAGCGTGTCAAGATTGGGGTCACACAATATTGATTCGATACGCACTCTGGGTTCAAAGTTATCGATTGTAGTTTTTATCTCATCCTGCAATCTAGAAGAAGTCTCATTGCTAAAATTATCAAACAATAATGATCTTATGTTACTTCCGAATTCTGGGTTGAATGGTTTTTCATAATACTGTGTATTGAGTAACAATTTCAAAGCTTGTTTCACAGCAGAAACATCCACCTTCTTTGAGATGTCCAGTGTATTCGGATTTCTTGTAAAAGATATATCGATATCTTTATAAATCTTCGTCGGATTGTTTTGTGTTATAGGCATGATACTATTTATACTCTTTTAGAGGTCACCGCAGGAACATTTGTCATCAGCTTCATCTTTGATTTTGTCATAATGTTCATGCGCCTCTAGACCACTGAAATCCAAGTCTTCTAAAGCATCTAATAATTTTGTAATCCAAGGAGAGGCGCCCTCTTCTAATATTTCTTTCAGAGGAATTGGGAATCCAAGACCAAATTGTTCGCTGGTTACCTTGACGCCCCCCTTCTTGTCGGCCTCATATTTTGGGATCATATTGCAAAGTCGTTCAAAATCAGAACCGAGAGCTCTTATAAATCCAGATGGATTCGCAAGAATCTGGTCCAGACTAGGATCAAATCCGCCCCACTTCTTCTGCATTCTTTTAACTTCTTTTTGGAAATTATAAGAATCCACTCCCAGTTTATACAGAGCTTTTAACTCATCTGTGAAAGAAGGTCCGCCGCCGACACTTGGCTCTCCTCCAGTGCCCTCACCTTCGCCTACCCCCGCCCCCATGGCTTGAATCTCTTTGAACACATCTTCCGATTGAAAGTCTTTCTTGAGACCAGCTCTGAACAGTGCATAGTCAACGACCCACTTAACAACAATTGCGGGAATACCCAAGAAGTTGGATATTTTATCGACTAACAAATCTACTAGTTCGTCAAATTGCTCAGAAAGTTCATCGATTTGATCTGATAACTCTTCAAAGAATTCACCAACCGCATTACATGGATTTTCCATCGCAGCGATTTCATCGATCTGTTTATCAATCGATTCGCTAGAGTATGGGTATGCAAGAGGATCGTCTTCTGGCGGCCCGACGAGCTCCTTATCTACATCGGGCACCCCAACTTCAATTGGAACCCTAGGCTTTGCTGGTTTGATGCCAGACACCTTGTCCTTCGACGCAGAAGAATTTGGTGAGTCTTTCTTGCCAGGAAAAGGTGGAGTTGTTATAAAAATTCCTACCATATGACTATTCCTTAACCAATATTAATGACACTACCATTGATATCGGTCGCCCCTAGGCCACCCAATGTAGTTTGTGTGCCACCAGCGAATATTCCAGCACCTGTCGCGGTCACAGTAACCGCACCAACCGCAGTCATTGTTGCGGCCGCGCCGGCCTGAATAGCAACAGCTCCTGCCGCAGTATTTGTGATCGCCCCACCAGCAGTACTGGCAATCGCAGCAGCAGAGTTAAGCGCAACACCCGCCCCACCAGTGATAACATTTAATCCGACAACAGCAGTAGAAACAATTGCACCTACTGCGACAAGAGTATGATAACTACCACCAAGAACATTGTTGAAGATTCCGCCAGCGGCCACGGTACTGTTAATTCCTCCAGAAGTAACATAATTATTAATTCCACCAACAGTAAGTATCGTGTTGAATATTCCACCAGCAGCCAAAGTATTTGTCATAACACCGCCGAATACGTTGCTGTGAATACCACCCAACAGAACATTATTGGTAATTCCACCAGCAGTAACAAAGTTCTGAATGCCAGGCAGAATAGTAAAGAGTCCGGTATCAACACCTTGAATATTGTTGATTCCAACACTCACCTGTCTTGTTGCAAATCCTGGCTTTACAATGATAGACGCAGCACCAGTAAACATGGAAGTAGGTCCAATCTTTTCATATAGGTCCATTGTTGCAGCCAAGTTATATCTCATAGTAACAATACTAACTGATGGTAACGGATTTAGTGGATAGGCGATGTCTGGAACAGGACTTGTAGCAATAGAAACATCCTGTTGTGCAAAAAGTTCCAGTTTAGACTTTCTCTTTAATTCACGTTCACCCAGCTCTGCCTTTTCATCACTGGGTCCACCTTTTATTGTATCCCCAACAGCACTTGCACTCGTCTTCAGAATTTCTCTTAAATCATTTTCATACTTTGGAAATACGTTTATTTTGTGGTTTCCAAATGTGATATCTTTTCTGTCAGATATAGCGATGTTCTTCATCTTACCTCTGACTCTAACATTTCTATCACCAGTTATTCTTAAAGAATCATTTGATACCGTTGCTTGTTTTTCGTCCTGAGAACCAATCTGGACATTTCTGTTTCCCCTGATGTGAGTATGAGAAGTACTTTCAACGTCTAGTTCGTCGTTACCTTGGACCTTAGTGACTCTAGTTCCTCTTACAGTCTGGAAACAGTGACCACTAATATGTTCTACTTTACTACCCTTGACATTCAAGAAGTAGTCGCCATCAACGGTCATTGTATAATCACCCTTGATGTATATCAATTTGTTTTTTAGATCGATTTCAAAATCATCACCCACAACCTTCGTGACTTTATCACCAGTTGGTTGAACCTCATAAAAAGTTCCGGTGCGGTGATACTCATGAATTCTTTCTGCGCCCAACGTATCGTCAACTTCAAATACATGACCAGATTCAGTTTCCGTAACATGGTTGAATGGATACTTTGACTTTGATTTTTCTGCTTCGGCGGTAAAATCAGGAGGAGTTTGCTGAGGATGTGGTTCGTTCCAGAATCGAATTCCAAAATCTACGTCTTTGATTTCAATAGATTCACCGAATTCCGGTCCAGCTGGATGAGTAAACCCCTTCGGTTTTGTGCCGCCACTAACAAGGTTGGGCATAGCAATTGGTATATCCGTGATTCGACTCTCTCTCTTACCCTTTAGAGAGTAGTGTTCTTCAACGTGAGGTTGTTCGCCTGGGACACCCCTAGAAAGTCGGGAAGAATCCGCTTCCTGCAAGATGTTCTCACCAACATCATCGCCATCATCACTGTACTCTGGGTTTTCTCTGGGTCTACCGCTCGAGTGAGTGACACCATCTGCTGGTTCTGGTTTCTGTTTGTTTGTAACCTTTCTCTTTGGATATCGATAGTGTGGGTGTGTACCTTTTGGATCATAGAATCCTACGAGACTTCTGTCGATAGGTAATACCGCACCAGTTTCGTCTTCTCTTGGCAAGTGTGAGGTAACACCAAACGATCCCATGATAACAGGAATCTGGCCTTCATGTCCATCTGCAAAAAATCCCATAACAGAAGAACCCTCAACCAATCCTGTCGGTGAAGTTCCAATGCCAGAAATAGCGGCAGAAGAAATTGGTTGCATGGGAATAGACCAAGGAAGATGTGCAGTAGGCAACTTCTCTTTGTTCTGAGTGTGGTATCCCAAAATGCGGACACGATATCTTCCCATCAGAGCAGGGTCATCCCTGTCCTCTACAACACCCTGCCACCACGAAAATTCTGGATATCTACCTTGTTTCATTATTAAGGTTCCTCATGCGAGTCTCTAATACACTCTAGTTTCATACGGTGGTCAAACTCATCACCAAACTTAAATTCGTGTCTGATACCAACGATCTGATATAAACCAGAAGTCTTTTTGTCTTCTACTTGGGCGCCCTCATTTGCTACCCCCATACCCTTTGGACCTACATCTGGGAATCTCAAATAAACTAACTGTCCCAAATCAACATCTGTCCTGCCGTTCACCGAGATGCTTATTTGATTTCTGACAATCTCTTGCATACCAGTATCTCTATAAACGGTATCTTGGAAAAACTTTTTTTCGTATCCAAATTCTTTGTCGTCCCAGAGATTATGATTGCCAAGTTTCATTCTGATGTTTGAGTAGGGATGGAATTTTACTTGATCGTGAATCGGGTTGATCCCACCATCGGCGAGGTGGTGGAAACTGCCAAACTTCTCTTTGATAAGAGCCTTGTTTCCTGCAACCGGAGGCAAGCCAGGAACACCCGCCTGATTCGGCGTGTAATCAAACATCATGTGATAAGGCAGTCTCTTCATCATGTCGAAACCAATACCAAGCGTTCCCATGAAACCGTTGTTCAAGTCGCCGATTACGTTACTATAAACTGGTGCTGACAGACCCTGCATTACATTAAAACTTGGGTGAATAAACGGGTGTATATAACTATACCCAGATGGTCTATTATTACCTGATTCCGAATCTAAGTTTGGAACGTATTCAAAATAATCATACAAAAGTCTTGAAGACTTGTAAACATGTCTCATTCGTGACAGACTAGTACAGTAGTTTTTCTTGTCACTTTGAAAGAATAAAACGTTCAACATATAGGGAAGATTGGGTGCGTTCTGTTTGCAGGCGTAGTTCATCGCCCTAAACCCAGACCAGTAGTTTGCAGTCATAACAAACTCTGGTTTCTTAAATGTCACCCCAAAGAAATCCAACCCCTTGCCAATACTTACAAACTCATCATAAATTTGTTGTAAGACCGCCTGTGGTTCGCCATCAAATCTTTTTGTGGCAACCCTACTAGCATCATTATATCCTTCTTCTGATATGCACTTTAGAACGTAGAATTGTTCCCTGTCTTCTTTAGTTGACCTATTTTCAATTCCGGCGACGATGAATTCAAAAGTTAGAGGATCACCCCTGTTTGGATAATCGGACTGAAAACTTATCTTTACCTTTTCATTTGCACCACCACCTCTAAGTTGCAATTCTTTAATGAGGTTTTTTGAATCACCGATTGAAACGTCAGCAAAAATACAATTCGACAAAACGTTCTCATAGATGATTACTTCCAGAGCAAAAAACTTTAAGTCCTGCGTCCCACCAGAAGCAGACAGGGTAATTGTATTGGGTTTAAATCGGCCGGGTGTTTGACGGATTTCTTCTTTAGCCATTATTTAGTTTCTCAAAAGGTTTTCAAATTGTCTTGCGAATTTTTCTATTAAGTCTTTTTTTATGAGTTTTACTAATCTCTTTTTTTCGTTTTCGGCAACTTCATACTCATAGTTTGTCACAGGAATAATCATGTTGCCTTCGCCGCTATGTTGGTCAAAGTCTACCCGCACATCGGTATCCGCAAAAACGTAGTGATGTGGGACTCTTAGCATTTCCGCACTACCATATTTATCTATGGCATAAGAGTACAAATCGTCAGAAGACTTTAGCCATTCATGGTATGGGTTAATAATGTTATTCGCCAACAATATTGTCCAATAGTATCTTGTGAATCCATAATAGTCATATGAAAGTGACTCAGGAGTTTGTCCATCCCTGAGTGCATAAGTTTCCAGAGATAGGGATTCACTAAGCTTGTCGTTTGGGGCAACTCTGAGAAAGATATCATCTACACTAAAAGATGAATTATCAATAACATAGTCGGTCAGAGGAAATTTGTCAAAAAACATTTTTTATTCCTTAATCAATATGACTTCTGTCTCTCGTAAAGACTTCTTTGAACGAGAGAGTTATAGTGATTTCTGTTGGAGTACCTTGTGAATTAGCAAAACTGGTCATGAATCCGCCGTGACCATATTGCACGTTCATGTCGGTCAAAATACAAGAGTTTACGGTTGGCAAAAACTTATTTTTCCCCCCACCATACATAAATTCTACTTTAAATTCTGATGGATAGATCAAAAACACAGGAGTTTTTTCTGGGTGCATGTGTCTTTCCAATTCCCTAATAGCGTTTTGTACCTGAGAGGCTTCCGCAGCACTAGATGGAGCAATTTTAAACTGCATGGGAAATGTTCTGAAGTTCATGGTTTTAAACAACTGTTCCCTAAAGGGGTTTTCCACTTTTCTAGTAGCAGCGGAAATCATATCCGGTGCCGTGCCACCCAGAGCTAATTGTTTAACAGTAGTGGCCAATCCAGCAGCCCTCCTTATCGCGGCTTCTGTCATTTCCCCCAAACCGTCCTTGGAAATCTGTTCTAGGGTATCCAGCATCGTGTTACCTTTTCTATAACTTTCCAACGCGGCGCCCAAGAGACCAAAGTCGGTTCCATCCCACTGTGCAGACATTCTGTTTTCTGGGGAGTTTGTCAAGATAAATTCCATAGTCCCCAGAGTTCTACCTGTACCAGAGGGGATTGCCGAACCAGCTGCAGAAGGACCATTGCCGGCTCCACCATCAGACAGATTAACTCCATTGCCTGCGCCGCCACCGCCTCCTCCGCCGCCGCCAGATTCAGCTGAAGAAGAAGCATTACTGTTGCCGCCAAGTTGATTACTGGCACCACTGGCATTACTCTTGGCCGCTTTGCTGGAAGAAGCCGAGTCACCACCACCCCCTCCTCCGCCGCCACCAATGGCAGTTATCCTGACGGTATGCATCGTGTCGCTGCCACCAGATCCTGTCCCTGCTCCACCACCGCCGCCAATTGTTGAGTCCCTGCCGGTGAGGGCTCGACTTGCCGCCCCTTTCTGGGCATCTGTGATATTTTTAGCAGTATCCATCGGAAACTTATAAAAAAAGGGTTTTTTCAATCTAGGCGGAACCGTCACAAAGTCAAGGTCGCCAGTATTATAATTTCGTTGAGTAACTCCAGGCGTAGTGTCTGGCATAACATGTACCTAAATAGTTTAGTTATTATTGGACTATTTATAATGCCATATAGAAAAGATTTGCACCAAGGACGATTTATTCCTAAAAACCCCAAAAAATATCGTGGGGATTCGAGCAAAATCATCTATAGGTCTGGATATGAATTAAAATTTATGAATTGGTGTGATATGAACAGAGATGTAACCTTCTGGTCCTCCGAATCGGTTGTGATTCCATACAGGTCTCCAATGGACAAAAAAATTCACAGATACTTTGTTGACTTCTACGCAAACATCAAAGGCAAATCATATCTGATAGAAATAAAACCATCTAGGTTTACAAAACCACCAGAACCAAGAAAGAAGACTAAAAGGTATTTAGAAGAGGTAGCACAGTGGGGTGTCAACGAGGCCAAATGGAAGTCCGCAAAGGAGTTCTGCGCTGATAGGGGATGGAAGTTTATGATTGTCACAGAAAAAGAATTGGGTATAAAGTATAATTAGAATTTAGTATTATAAATAGTCCCATGGCAAACCCATTTGAACAGATAAGGGCCAATTCCAACGATCAGTCAAAATCGTTCAATTGGTATATGAATCAGGTCAGAAAAGTTGCAAGGGGAATCAACAACCCTAGCACTGCGATGTCTTCTAGCATTTCAAAAAGACAGGCCATATATGACATTGGTGAAATGTATCTGTTCAGATATGATGCAAAACATAAAAACACATTGCCGTACTTTGATGCATTTCCACTATGTCTACCGTTTGAACCAACAAAAGATGGATTCTGGGGAATGAATTTACATTATCTACCGTATCTTTTACGAGCGCAGTTGTTGGGTAAACTGTTGGAAACTCTGGATGACAAAGAAATAACTTCTCAGTCACAGATGAGATATAGTTGGGAGTTATTGAGTAGTGCTGCCAGATTTCCAGAAGTAAAACCCTGTGTAAAAAGATATTTGACTACACAAATGCGTAGTTCTTTTCACAGGATAGACCCTCTTGATTGGAAGGCTGCAATATTCCTTCCCGTAGAAGATTTTAACACAAGTAAGTCCTCGGTATTTTCAGACTCTAGAGGTATGATGTAAATGGCAAATTTTGACCTAAACAGTTTTCTCAGTCAAGTCAGAAGTAGTGACATGGCGAGAGCAAATAGATTTGAGATTGAATTAATGAGTCCGGTTGGAGGAGATAGATTGCCATCTCTTCTCTGTGAGGAAGCTTCTATTCCTGGCTTACAGGCACTATGGGCCCCAACTAAGGTTGGTATGTGGACAGAAAACAGAGTTCACGGCGTAGAATATTTTGGAGAATCTGCTGCGTTCACATTCTATTGCGATGTGGATTGGACTCCCAGAACATATCTAGAAAACTGGATGAATCAGGTCATTCCTGCTGGTGGCAAGGAACCAAACTATTACGATACATATGCTCCATCTGGCAGTGTAAAAGTAAAAGTATTGGACCGAGAAGATGCGGTAAAATCAAGTTGGATGCTCTATCATGCGTTTCCTAGATTATTGAACATCACTCCTGTTGCACAGGGTGGTGATGGTATTGTTAGAGTATCAGTAACATTCTGCTACAGGTGGTGGGAAGCAGCATGAAATTTTTAAAATAATTGGAGTTTAATAATGGCGTTACCTATTACAGAATATCCTTTGGTAGACATTTATGTGTATTCAAAGAAAGAAACTCATCAGTTCAGACCGTTTCTAGTAAAAGAAGAAAAACTTTTAGTTATGGCTTCAGAGACCAACGAAATTCTAGACATGGTGAAGGCAACACAACAGGTTATCACAAACTGTTCGTTTGGTAAAATCGATGGAGATGAATTACCCATCTTCGACATGCAAAGTATATTCATGCAGTTGAGAAAATTATCGATTGGTTCTGAAATTGAGGCACGATTTGCCTGTGGGTTTTGCGAACAAAAACAAGACGTTATTATTGATCTAAACAACTTTACAATAACTGAAAATGAGAATCATACCAAAACGTTGAAAATATCGGATACTATGACTG